CCTTAATAAACACGGTAGCTTTCTCATCGTAGTCAGAAAGCACTCTTCCCCACCCACGCCTACCAATAATCATAACGCCATCAAAGCCAAGACCTTTAGTTTTTTCTTCGACTTGATCAACTAATTCTTTAATTTGTTCTAGGTTACCGCCGCCCAAAACAATATTTACAAACTGTTTACTACCTAACGTCGTAGACTCAATTATTAATACTGAGTCTTTACTAGACCACATTGTAAAGCTGCCATCTTCTAATTTACGCTTAACATCTTCTAAACTTTGAGTACCAGCGTTATAAGATAGTGCGCTTTCAATTTGTGGTTTTAACCTTTCAAATTCTTCTTGCCAACTCATCCTGGAATAAATTTATCCGTTTTTACTTGTGGTGCTTGTTTCTTTTTACCTGTACGAGACATCCGTACTTTATCCATCATGCCATGTAACTTTTTAGCGCCAGCGTCAGTAGACCCATTACCGAGATGAGAAACCACATCCGCAGGAACAACAAATTCTCCATTAGCCAAACGAGCAGGCTGCCTACCAGCAATAGTGGCAGGAATATTATCAGACATGCCGTCGCCAGGACCTTTAAGTAAACGGGGGTTACCACCATCTGCGTAGCCTCCTAAGCTATATTCTGTTTGTCCGCCACCTGCATAACCCATAATACCGCCTTGCGCAGCGCCTTGTACTTGTTGTTGCTGAGCTGCCATAGCTGCTTGAACCATAGCAGGGTCTGTATTTATTTGTCCATAAGCAGGATTAGCTTTATTTGCAAGCCCAATACCAGCATTAGTTGGTGCTCCCGCACTTGCGTACGATTGCGCTAAGCGATATTTAGCTGCATCATAAGGAGACATACCTTTAGTATTTACGTCAATTAATTGATTATCAGCTGGTATAGTTGGATTACTTATATAACTTGGCACAGGTTGTTGTGCATAAGAACCGCCCATTGCTGGTTGTCCAGTTAACATAGACTCATAACTATTAAGCATTTGAGCAGTATCTTGGTAGTCTCTGTACTTACTCATTGCATCACCACCAGCACTAAAACTAGCAATTCCACCTTGTGCGTAACCTTGAGTAGGTTGATAAGGGTTAGCAACATAATCAGGATAAGTTGGTTTAACACCACCTAATGGGCTTGTAGGCTGCATTCTAGTAGGCTGAAACTTAGATGGGTCTAATTTATAGTACCCAGTATTCATTGTATTTTGGCTACCTGGAGTTTGGAATGTGGTTGGCTTAGTACCACCTAAAGCTGAAATACCTAATAAAGCGCCAGTTGCAGTTAATGCAGGGTGAGCACTCATCCAATTAAATGCGCCAGCCAAAGGACTAGCAGCTGCCCCCGCACCAGAACCAGCATTAAGAGCTGCAGATGCAGCATCAGAAATAATAGGAGCATTACCAGCTTGACCAATAGCATTCATATACTCACCAGCATTTGCTGCGGTTGTTTCCGCAGAAGAACCTAAAGCTTGAGCATATGGACTAAAAGCACTAGTAGCTGAAGGAGCGGTAGCCATTTCACCCATAGCAGTTGAATAAGTAGTAGCGGCAGGACCAGCAGCGGCAAGAGGTTCAGCGGCACTAGCAGCGCCAGCACCCATAGCAGAAGCAGCCCCAGCACCTAAAGCCCCAATCCCAGCGCCTTTTAATGCGTCTTGCCCAATGTTGCCACCAGTAAGTCCACCAAAAAGAGCACCTGCGCCAGCGCCCATAAGTCCACCGCCAATTAAAGTAGCGGCAGTAGCGCCAAGAGCGTCAGCTCCTACAAATGTACCAACTGCTAAAGCTGCGTCAACGAATGCCATATTAGTTTCCTTCCAATGCTGGAGTCTCGATAAACATCAGTTCTAACTTTTCTACATCAGTTTCATCGGTTGCATAAATATTCTGAAATACTACTGTTTCAATGATATAAGCTATTTTACGCCCAGGTTTACCTACAAATGTAGCAGGGGCGCTAACTTCTATAACTTCACCGTTTTCTTTTACTAATTTCATACGTCCTTGTAGCATGACGCATAAATGTTCTACTTTATGGGGTTTCCCTACAATCACAGAGCCAGCGGGCATTGTGACTTCTTTTACATATATACCTGGGCCAAAATGGTGTTTTTCAATACAGTCTACTTGGGGGGCAGCCCGCAGTTGGGGCATTAAAGCCTCTATGCGTTTATGGGGGGTATGTAAAAGTTTGTTCATACTACTGTGCCATTATAGTTTACCCATTTAGTACCGTTCCACCATATAGGATATCCCAGAGTGGTATCAAAGTAAAACTGACCAATTTGTTGATTAGCAGTCGGTCTTTGGGTTTTTGTTCCGTAGTCTGGTGTAGCAGTAGCTTGGGTATAGTTATTAAGCTGGTTAAAGTACAGACGTAGCTGACTTAATATTTGGTTCTCAAATTGAGGCGTATAGTTGCTAGGCGCAGATACTGGTAGGTTTGGTGGCGCTGGATTAAGCGGTGTACCGTTATAGTTAAAGTAGGTTGGGATTGTCATAGGTCACCTTCTGCCATCAGGTCTGACATCGTAGCGTGGAATACCAATTTGCCAAGCTACACCTACTCCTGTTGATTCAATCCGAATAGCCATCTGACGACCACGAACCCGTGTGTAGACCTGACCCGTAAACTGATTGACCGTATAAGCAGGGATATTAGTAAAGTTTTGTGAACTTAAAACCTGTGGGTTATCCACAGCAGTATTGTAATCAGTGCCTGAGTTTTGCCGAGGTATTAACTGCATCGTTACCGATGGCTGATTAGTTGTTGAACTATTAAAGTTAATATCTGGCAACATACGCCAGACAAAACCAAAATGCTGTCCAGAATCTTGTGGGGATATTTCAAAGTCTGAAGATTGAATATAAGCATTAATTGGTAGGGTAGCTGCCGTTGAAAGGTCATCGTTACCATTTTCTTGGTATAACAAAATACTATTGCCATTTGTAGTAGTAATAGTAGTTGAAGCTGTTATTTGAGGCAAATTGACTGTATAAGTACCAACGCCACCTGACCCTGAACCAAGCGCAGTTATCGTAGTGCCAACTGCAATTCCACTTCCAGCAAGTATTTGACTACCGCTAAAGAACCTACCGTAACAGAAGTAACTGTTAAAGTTGAACCAGAAATGGAGCCAGTGCATATTGCATTTGTAGCATAAGTAGAAGATATTGGATATTGAACAATACCAGTCTGATACCAAGCAGTTCTAGGCATAGTGCCGTAATACCAAACTTGGTCTAAATAATTATAAATAACGTATTTATCTACCGCTGTGTTACCGCTAGACTGGCTAACATAAAACCACCAGACTTCATTAAAACCTTCGTTAGCACCACATACGACTTGATAAGACTGATCTTGATTGATATCTTCAAAAATGTATTGTTTTAATGAGCAAGGCAAGGTTTGTACTGTACCGTTATACATATAGAAACGGTCTTTGCCCATCCAGTACGTTACGTTATTAACCGTAATCATGCAGTTAGGAGATATAACAGATATGTTATCCATGAGCAATTGGAAACCCCATACATAAGGAGCGCCAATATACTGCATTGAATAAAGGGCAGAATCAGTCCAAACTAGAATCTCTTGGCGGGTGGCACGAGCACCCATAATGAATGAGCCGTTAGACAAGGCGTATTCACCAGATTGATTGGTTAATTGGGGAACCCATTGATACGCATTAGCTTGGTCTGACCAACGCACTAACATAGGGTTAAATCCAGAGTTACTAACTAATTCACCATTTAATGTGCTAGTCGGAGCACCAGGAGTATAGGGGTTAGCACCAAAACAAATAATAAATTCTTGAACTTCAGACGAAATAACTTGGTAGGTCTGAGTAGGTATATAACCGCCAGAATAAGAAAAACTATAGTTACCTGAGCTATTTAAAGTAGTGGTTTTAGTAATCGGTACAGTAGTTGCGCCTGTTATATAGTTTGCAGCTACTTGAGTTCCTGCTGGGATACCTATTCCTGTAATCACCATTAACGGATAAATGTAAGGCGCATTAGTTGAAGTTACGGTAATTGACGTTGC